AAGAAGAATAAATCTAAGGCCAGAGGTTTTGTTTATGCAGTTAAGAATGAATATTTTTATAAATGTCATAACTGTTCAAAAGGCACAACCCTTGGTAAACTTATAGAACATATTGACCCACAAATATATAAACAGTATGTTATAGAAAAATATAAATCTGGTAATAATAACACAGTACAAGAGCCAGAGTTTAAATTTGAACCTGTTAAGTTTGATGACAAGACATTAAAAGACTTAACAAGATTTGATAAGATACCTAATCACCCTGCTTATAAAATGTTTATTGATAAGAGGTGTTTAAAAGATTATCACGATAAACTTTATGTCACATGGCATTTCTATGATTGGGTTAATAAACTTATACCTAACAAATTTCCCAACATAAAAGAAGACCACCCTAGAGTTATAATACCTTTTCTTGATGTAGATAATAAAATGTTTGCTTTTCAAGGTCGTGCCTTTGGTGATGAAGAACCAAAATATATAACGATTAAATTAGATGAGAACAAAAGAAGAATATATGGTTTAGATAGACTAGACATAAACAAAACTATATACATTACAGAAGGTCCTATTGATAGTTTATTCCTCCCTAACGCTATCGCAGTTGCAGGCTCTGATTTAGAAATAAAAAATTTAAAACGAAAAGCAGTATATGTTTTCGATAACGAACCAAGAAGTATAGAGATTGTGAATAAAATGAAAAAATTAATAGAAAAAAATTATAATATTTGTATATGGCCAAAGTCATTGAAATATAAAGATATTAATGACATGATAATGTCAGGTATGTCACCAGTAGAAGTTCAAAGTATTATAGATAATAATACATTTTCAAAATTATCAGCACATCAACAGTTAGCAAACTGGAAGGAGGTTTAATGTCACCTGATAGCATTAACGTTATAAAGAGAAACGGTAGGGGGACAGAGCCTCTTAATTTAGATAAAATACATGAAATGGTTGCACATGCCTGTGAAGACTTAACAGGTGTTTCAGAATCCCAAGTAGAAATGTCAAGTGGCATACAATTCTTCGATAAAATTTCAACAAACGAAATACAACAAATATTAATCAAATCTGCTAGTGATTTAATTACACTAGAAAATCCAAACTATCAATATGTGGCTGCTCGCTTGCTTTTATTTTCATTGCGTAAATCTCTCCATCATAGATTATGGGAGCACCCACCTCTATTAGAACATGTAAAAAAATGTATAGAGCAAGGTGTTTACGATAAAGAAATACTAGTTTGGTATACAGACGAAGAAATAGAAGAAATGAATACTATGATAAAACATGAAAGAGACTATTTGTTTTCATATGCAGGTCTTCGTCAAGTGCTTGATAAATACTTGGTACAAGATAGATCGTCTGGTCAAATATTTGAAACGCCACAGTTCATGTATATTATGATTGCGGCTACTTTGTTCAGAGGCTATCCAATAGATAAAAGGTTAAATTATGTTAGAAAATATTATAACGCTATTTCGCAACATCTTATTAATATCCCAACGCCTGTTATGGCTGGTGTCCGTACTCCTTTGCGTCAGTTTAGTTCTTGTGTCCTTGTTGATAGTGATGATACTCTTCCTAGTATCTTCAGCAGCGATATGGCTATTGGACGTTATGTCGCCCAAAGAGCAGGAATTGGTATCAACGCTGGAAGAATCCGTGGAATCAATTCTCGTATTCGTGGTGGAGAAGTACAACATACTGGTGTCGTACCCTTTCTTAAAAAGTTTGAGGCAACAGTTAAGTGCTGTACTCAAAATGGTGTACGAGGCGGTAGTGCGACTGTACACTTTCCTATTTGGCACCAAGAGATAGAAGATATAATTGTTTTAAAAAACAATAAAGGCACCGAAGACAATAGAGTAAGAAAGTTAGATTACTCAATACAATTATCAGAATTATTTTACAAACGTTTTCTTAACAACGAAGAAATTACTTTATTCTCACCACATGAGGTGCCTGGTCTATATAACTTATTTGGCACACCTGAGTTTGATGAAATGTATGAGAAGTATGAACGTTCTACAAAAGTTAAAAAGAAAAAAGTACAGGCACAAGATTTATTCTTAGCTATTTTAAAAGAGAGAGCAGAAACAGGTCGTATCTATATAATGAATGTAGATCACAGTAACACACACAGCTCTTTTAAAGATGTAGTAAGAATGTCAAACTTATGTCAAGAGATTACATTACCTACTGACCCATTACAACACATTGATGGTGAGGGTGAGATAGCATTATGTATATTAAGTGCAATCAATTTAGGTCAAATAAAAAACAAAGAAGAATTAGAAGGTCTTTGTGATTTATCTGTAAGAGGTTTAGAAGAATTAATTGATTTACAAAATTATCCAGTAAAGGCTGCAGAAATGTCAACAAAGGCAAGACGTAGTTTAGGTATTGGGTATATAGGTCTTGCACACTTTCTAGCAAAGAATAAAGTAAAATATGATAGTCCAGACGCATGGAAACTTGTAGATGAATATACAGAGGCATTTCAATATTATCTACTAAAGGCAAGTAATCAGTTGGCTAAAGAAAAAGGTAAGTGTACACTTTTCAATAGAACTAAATATGCTGACGGGATACTACCTATTGACACTTATAAGAAAGATGTCGATACGATAGTTAAGAGGAAATACAGTTATGATTGGTCTACTCTTGGAAAGGATATCAAGGAATACGGGTTACGTCACTCCACGTTATCAGCGCAAATGCCGTCTGAAAGTTCGTCTGTTGTGTGTAATGAGACGAATGGCATTGAACCGCCTAGAGACTATCTATCAGTTAAAAAGAGTAAAAAAGGACCACTCAAACAAATAGTGCCAGGTTATCCTAACATAAAAAATTATTATACTTTATTATGGGATATGAAAAGTAATGAGGGTTATATTAATATTGTTGCCGTAATGCAAAAATATTTTGACCAAGCAATATCTGGTAACTGGTCTTACAATCCAGAAAATTATGATGGTAATGAAGTGCCTCTATCTGTTATGGCAAAAGATTTACTAACTACATATAAAATGGGTTGGAAAACATCTTACTATCAAAATACCTATGATGGTAAAAAAGATGATGATGAACCACAACATAATATTGGTGATAGAGACCAAGAATTAAAAACAAGAAAAGAATTTAACACAGATGAAGAATATGAAGAATACTGTGAGAGCTGTGCAATATAGGAGAAATAATGCCATATCTAAATCACAACATACCACCGTTTAGTGCTTACATAAGAAACGAATATCTTTATAATCACACTAAAGGTCATGGTGACTTTACTTTTGCTGATGTACATACTGTTAATTGTATGGAAAGAAGAGCAATACTTTTTGAATGTTTATTACCAAATGGTGTAAACTGGACAAGAAGACCAATCAATTCTTTTGTGTGGAAAAAAGACGCACCAAAATATCCTTTGAATATTCATATGTATTGGGATTGTTTTAGTTCATATGTAAATGTACAAAGAAGAAATAGACTTGCAAACTGTCGAGCAGAATTAGTTGATTGGCATGGCACAAAAAGAGAAGGTACTTATATGTTCACTATTGATTTTGGTTGGGAAGATAAAGCAGCTATGTTAGATACAAACTTTAGTGAAGACCCAGAACATAAATGTGCTCACATGTTTAGAATGGATGATGGTAATTTCTTTGCATATCCTAACAATAGATGTATTTGGTTTGATGACGCATTTATGGAAGAAAGATTAAAAGGTAATCCTGGTTATCTCATTGACCAAAATTTTTATACAGTTGAAAATACTAGAGAGAATAGTATTACAGACGATAGTTATTTTACACAATGGGAAAGAGAAGAACCTGACCAATTTAATGTGGATAAGGATCAGACACCTATAGGACCAATACATCAAAAACATAAGAATGAAGAATAGTGAAAATATTTTATGACCATATCTATGGTAATACAACGAAGTATGATATTATCTACGGACTTGCGTTAGCCGAAGTTGAGAAAAACGAAGAAGACCAAGCGTTAAATTTAGGTTGGACACCTATGGACGCTTTCTTTTACAAAACAGATAAACAGCTTTGGATTCAGGCAAGAACAACAAGAATTGATCTAGAGAAGTTTCATGTGAAAAAGAAACATAGACAATACTTGAAGAACGAAGTTACAGGTAGATATTATCCAGAAGGTAATCCTTGGCAGGAACAATGTGACGTTATCTTTAAAAAGTATTGTGAGTATAAAGGATATGATGACCATGGTAGTGAATTAGTTGATAAAGAATATGGTGATAAAGACCATTTTATTTATTGGCATAATGATAAGATTATAGGTTATACACAATTAACCAGATATAAAAAGTCAGTGGTCGCAGGCGAATTTGCTTGGGATTATGAAACACCTGAATTAAGTTTAGGAACAGTTGCTCAAAATTTTGAGTGTGCATTATATAGAGACATGAGGTATCTATACTATTATTCTTCATATGCATATGAAAATGTGTGTGAGTATAAGTCTCACTATAATGGTTTTGAATGGTGGACTGGTAGGGAATGGAGTGATAATAAAGAAAGGTTTAGAGATATACTAAACAAAGACAGCGAAGTAAAAAGTCTAAAAGATTTATACTATCGCCACAAAGACTATTACAAGGAGATATAAATGGCAAAGAGTGTTTACAATAAAAACGCAAAAATAGATTTTACAAAACAACCCATGTTCTTTGGTGAGGACAATGCAGTTCAAAGATTTGATACGTTTAAGTATCCTATATTTGATAAACTTACTCAACAACAATTAGGTTTATTCTGGCGACCAGAAGAAGTATCGTTACAGAAAGATAGAAACGATTGGCAAGAATTAAGACCAGAACAAAAACATATCTTCACAAGTAATTTACGATATCAAACATTATTAGATAGTGTACAAGGTCGTGGTCCATGTTTAGCATTTTTACCTTTTTGCTCACTACCAGAATTAGAAAGTTGCATACTCATATGGGACTTTATGGAATCTATTCATTCTAGGTCTTATACATACATAATAAAAAACATATATTCTAATCCTAGTGATGTGTTTGATAAAATACTTACAGATAGTTACATCACAGAAAGAGCAGAAAGTGTTACAAAAACTTATGATGAGTTAATTGAAAGTGGCCATCGTTGGTCATTAGATAAAAGAGGTAGTACAAAAGAATTAAAAAGAAAACTCTGGCGTGCTATGATAAACGTAAACATATTAGAAGGTGTACGTTTCTATGTTTCATTCGCATGTAGTTTTGCGTTTGGTGAATTAAAACTTATGGAAGGTAGTGCAAAGATTATATCTTTAATTGCTAGAGACGAAAGCCAACATCTAGGTGTAAGTCAAAGAATTATCAATAACTATATTAAAGTAGAAAAAGATAAAGAAATGGATCAAGTGATTAAAGAAGAAGAACAAAACGTAATTCAAATGTATAAAGACGCTGTTGAACAAGAAAAGCGTTGGGCGAATTATTTATTTAAAGATGGTTCTATGATTGGATTAAATGATAAATTGTTACATAATTATGTTGAATATATAGCTAACAAAAGAATGAAAGCGATTGGATTAAAACCTGTCTACGATCAACCTGCTAATCAAAATCCATTACCATGGACAGAACATTGGTTAAATAGTCGTGGATTACAAAATGCACCACAAGAAACAGAAATAGAAAGTTATGTGGTGGGAGGTATAAAACAAGATGTTGAAAAAGATAGTTTCAAAGGATTTACACTATGATAATCTGTGAACAATGTGAGGCAGAATTTAAAATAAAAGTAATTAATGAGTTGCCTGTGAAGTTTTGCCCATGTTGTGGTGAGGCATTACATAATGATGGCGAGTGGGAAATAGATGATGAAGACACAATCAGCGAAAGCGAAGGGTAGAAGATTACAACAATGGTTTCGGGACCTACTAATTGAAAAGTTAGGGGTTCATCCTGAAGACATAGAATCCAGATCAATGGGTGCTGGTGGTGAAGATTTAATCATGGCCAGAGCCGCAAGACATCATTTTCCATACAGTATAGAATGTAAGAATGTTGAAAAATTAAATGTATGGGAAGCATACAAACAAGCAAAAGAAAATTCAAAAGAACATGAACCAATCGTGGTCATGAAGAAAAATAATCACAAACCACTAATAGTTGTTGACGCAGAACACTTTGTAAAAATATATGAGGACTGGACACATGATGTTCAGAATAAAGAATGATACTAACAGGTGTAGATAGCAACCACGAAGATATAATTGAATGGTGGATAAAAAATGCTCAAAAATATGTAAAGAATGAAACAATAGGTGTTTGGGATTTGGGTATGACACCTATGACAAGAAGTATTATTGAATATAATTATTCTAATGTTTGGTTATCAACACCATTAGATAAACATAAAACATCAGGTTGGTTTTATAAATTACATGCGGTTATAGACGCACCTGAAAAAAGAGTTGCATGGTTAGATGTAGATTGTGAAATATTAACTGATATATCAGATGTTTTTGATTTAGTAAAACCAGATACAATAGGTCTTACCAGAGATTGGGTAAGAGAAGATTGGTGGGCAACAGGTGTGATTGTAGTAAATGACAGACCAGATTTATTATATGAGTGGAATAATAGATTACTTGCTGGTGATGATATTAGAGGTGATCAAGAAGCATTGAAAGATTTAGTAGGAAGTAATACACATCCACAGATAACAGAATTACCACAAGAATACCAATGGTTAAGAATATCATTAAATAAAGGTAAAGATAGTCCTAACAAAAAGGTAATACATTGGACAGGACCAAAAGGTAAAAAATTTATAAGAGAACATTTACAACAAGGAAGAAAGTACACAGGTCAAGAAGTATGATAAAATCAATTTTAACGCCAACAAGAAATAGACCCAATAATTGTGAAAGATTTATTAGATCAGTATATAATTCAACAACGTCAAAACAAAATGTTGAAATGTTATTCTATGTTGACAATGATGACCCAGCGATAAATGCTTATAAATCTCTAGAATTACATTCTAAAAAAGAGTTTGAAGATTTTAAAAACATAAAATTTATTTTTGATGAACCTCAAAGTGTTTCAATATCATGGAATGATTTAGCAGAAAAATGTGTAGGTGATGTTTTAATTATGGGTAATGATGATTTAGTTTATCAAACAACATCTTGGGATGAATTACTTGATGTAGAATTAAAACAATTTGAAAAAGATGAAATATATGTTGCGTATATGGAAGATGGTATTAATGGTGAAAGACATTGTGCTTTTCCTATTGTAAGTAGAGTATGGTATAATTGTTTAGGTAGATTTACACCAGGTATATTTAACTTTGGTTACAATGATACTTTTATTTTTGAAGTTGGACAAATGTTAGATAGAACCCACTTCATGCCACACATTAGAGCAGAGCATTTACATTTTAGTAAAGGCGCACCAATGGATGATACTTATGCTAGAAATAGAACACAAGAAAAAGGTAATCTATATGCGAAAGATAAATTAATCTTTGACAAGACTAGAGCAGTAAGACAAGAAGATAGAGACATGTTAAGAGAAATAATTGGCATGGGTCAAGCAACAAAACTAAAACCTAAAATTATAGATGATGATGATTTTGAATATGTTTATGTTGATAAGTTAAAAAAAGAATGGCAACCTGCTGCACATAAATTAAAAGACGATCCATTACCACATCAAATAGAACAATATAAAAAACTTTGTGAATCCATAGATAAAAATGGTATGACACATCCTATTATTATTGCAAGTGATATGAGAGTTTTGAGAGGTAATCAAAGAGTATGGTATTGTATTGATAATAACATACAAGCAATAGGTGCTTACAAAATTCATGAGCAAGATGTTGATAAGTACATACAAAAAACTTATATTCATAAAGATGATTATCCTTTATGAGACGTATCGCTCTTTACAGAATACATTATGGTTTAGATTTTTTAGGTAAGTCAATTGACAGTTTATATTTACATGTAGATAAAATATTTGTCTTTTGGTCTAAACAACCATGGTATAAAGAGTGTAAAAACTTACCACCTATGAATGAAAACGTAGCAGAGTTTTGTAAGAAGTATGATGGTTGGGGTGATAATAAAGTTACAGTATTTGAAAGAGAATATGATTTACCAGATAACCAATTTAAAAAAATGTATGATGAAATATGTCAATACTATCCCAGACCTAATCAAGCATTATTCATGGAACCTGATATGGTTTGGGACCATGAGACTTTAAATGAAGTGTGGAAACTAAAAGATGATGAGATTAGTTTTGACCAGATAGAGTTTTGGAAAAGTGAGAAATATTATGTACCTAGAGAACAACCAAGACCAGGACCTACATTATGGAATAAGTCACCCGAGAAAACAAGTAAGGGTTGTTTTGAAAAAAGAAATATACACCCCAAACTAAAATGTTATAATTATGGTTTTTGTTTGTCACCTGAAGTAATGAAGTACAAACATGAAGTGGCAATTCAGTCGTCTAAATATTACAAAGATAGTTTGCCTGCCGAAGACTGGTACGAAGAAAAGTGGTTAAACTGGACACCAGAAACTACTGATTTAGAAATATCAGAAAAGCATAGACATCTTATAAAGAAAGCATTACCATGGGTCTCCCAAAGATAAAAGATTACGAAGCTGTTAGAGTACACTACGGTAAAGGATATGAGATAGGTCTTTACAAAAAAGATGATGAGTATATTATGTATAGACATGCGGCACGTGGTAAAATAAAAAACTTTGTTAAGAACTATGAATACATTGATAACAATGATGTTTCACATTTAAAACCAATCACATTAGAAAAAGGTAATGAAATATTAGATAGAGTTGAAAAAGGTATGAAGTATAGTAACATCTATATCTTTTATGATGAAACACCTAGAGAAACAGAATTAGAACACGAACCTAGCGAAGAAGAACATAAATTTACATCTACTGGTATTAAGTGGTGGCGTCATCAAGAAGCGATGATGAACTATAAAAACAATGATCCTAATACAGTTATTTCAACACACATAAGTCCAGAAGGTGCGTGTAATTTGAAATGTCCATATTGTTCAGTAACATATAGAGATACACATAGTCGTATACCTATGGAAACAATAAAAGATTATGTAACAAAATTAAAGACGAGAGGATTGAAGGCAGTAATATTAACTGGCGGGGGTGAACCTACTGCCTACAAACATTTCAATGATTTGGTTAGATGGTTATATAAAGAAGGTTTACAAGTTGCATTAATTAGTAATGGTAGTAAAGCGTATTGGAAAAGAATTGATGAAGATGTTTGTAAAATGTTTACATGGGTTAGAATATCTATTAATGTATTTTTTGATTGGGAAAACAGAATAGGTTTGCCTCTAGAAAAATTTGATTTAGATAAAACAACAATAGGTAATTCTATGGTATACACAGTTGAACATGAGGCGTCAGACGAAGTGATGGCAGATAGAGTTGGTTTATTAGAAAAAGTATCTAAAGTTGCAGACGCTTGTGGAAGTAAATATATTAGATTATTACCTAATTGTTTATTACAACAAGAAAATTTAATTAGACAACATAGAAGTTTAGACAATGTTTTGGCACAAGTAAAAGATAAAAGATTTTTTCATCAATATAAAATACATGGAGCACCACAGACATCAACATGTCATCAAAGTTATTTTAGACCATACTTATCTGAGGAGATACATAAAGAAACAGGATTACCAGGCACAGTATATCCTTGTGATAGTGTTGTTTTAAATGATAACTATGAGCACTTTCATGAAAGTTATCAATTGTGCCATGCAGGTGATATATTAGAATATCTAGATAAAAAAGTAAAACAAAAATTTGACGCAAAAAAAGATTGTGCAGGTTGTGTGTTTACAAATAATGTAAATATGTTAGATGATTTTATCAATAACAAAGTTGATAGATTTGCTGAATTTGGAGAACCTTTAGAACATGAAAACTTTATTTAACGAGAACGAATACTTTAACGAAGATTATTACGAGAGAGGTGCAGAAACAGGCAAGTCTCTTTATTCCCATTATCGCTGGATTCCTGAACTCACAATACCCATGTGTCATCATATCGCAAGATATATGAATTTAGGTGACGGTGATAAAGTATTAGACTTTGGTTGTGCAAAAGGTTTTACTGTAAAAGGTTTAAGACTATTAGGATATAAAGCATACGGTGTTGATGTATCAGAATACGCAGTAAGTCAAATAGAAGAAAACACTAGAAAGTGGTGTGGTGTTATAAAACCACAAGAACCTTTAGTGTGTGCGCCTGGTGGTTATGATTGGATATTATGTAAAGATATTTTAGAACATATACCATATGATAAAATAGATGAACAATTAAAAGTATTAAGAAAAGGTGGTAAAAAAATTATGGCAATGATACCACTTGGTGATGGTGAGAAATATATAATAGAAAGTTATGAACATGATAAATCACATTTTATAAGAGAAGATATTTTATGGTGGCACGATAGATTTGAAGGTGCAGGTTTTCATGTTACCCTATCAACAAAAGATATGGGTCCATTTAAAAAGAATTGGCAAAAAGTTGACAATGATGGTAATTGTTTAATTGTTGCAGAAAGGTATGAAGATGAAAGAGAAAGTTGAACACATTGTAAATTGGATTAAAGATTATGCAGATAAAAACCACAAGACAAGTTTAGTTGTTGGTGTATCTGGTGGCATTGATAGTAGCGTTGTCTCTACCTTATGTGCAAAAACAGGTTTAAGAACAATACCAATTGTTATGACTATAAAAAATAAAGACATGTTAGCATTAGAACACGCATGGTGGTTAGAAGAAAACTATGAGAATGTAAGTAGAAGAATTATTAATCTAGAGAAAATATTTCATGAGTTCGAAAATGCGTCTAGATATCTTGGTGCAGATAGTGAACATGCTTTTGCTAATAGTCGTAGTAGATTAAGAATGATGATGTTGTATCAAGTCGCAACATCTAACAATGGTTTAGTTGTAGGCACAGGAAATAAAGTAGAAGATTTTGGTGTAGGATTTTATACAAAGTATGGTGATGGTGGTGTTGACATATCACCTATTGCAGATTGTATGAAAAGTGACGTATATAAAATGGCAAACTATTTAAACATATTAGAAGACATACAAGACGCACCACCAACAGATGGTTTATGGGATGATGGTAGAACAGACGAAGACCAAATAGGTATGACTTATGATGATCTAGAAAAATGTATGAGACAAGATGATATGGGAACCATTGTCACAATAAAAAAAGATTTAAAGAAACTAGAAACTTATAAAAAAATTAGAAAACAAAATATGCATAAGATGGAACCAATACCAGTATGTAATATGGAGAAATTTAGATGAAGTTGAGGACCAAAATGAAAGTAGGATTTATAGGATTAGGTAAGTTAGGTAGAGACGCTGCTGAAGTTTTAGCAGAGAAACATGAAGTGGTTGGTTATGACCCTAATATAACGATTGATGGTTTGTCTGGAACACTAGAAGAAACATGTAAAGATAAAGATATTGTATTGATTGCAGTACAAACACCACATGATCCAAAGTATGGTGGCGAAACACCCACATCACATTTAGAACCTAAAGATTTTGATTATTCATATCTCATAAAAGCTGTAAAAGATGTAGATGAACTTGTTAATCAAGGAACATTAATTGCTGTTATATCAACAGTATTACCTGGTACGGTAAGACGAGAGATTGTGCCATTAGTTAAAAATGGTAAATTTATATACAATCCATATCTAATCGCACAAGGCACAGTAAAATGGGATATGAGAAATCCTGAAATGATTATGATTGGTACATCTTCAGGTCATAAGAGTAGAGAGGTATCAATGCTTTATAATTTGTATGACCCTATACTAGAAAAAAATTGTAGATATGAAATAGGCACTTGGGAAGAAATAGAAGCATTAAAAGTTTTCTACAATACTTTTATTACCGCCAAGTTATGTTTAGTAAATATGATACAAGATGTGGCAATGAAAGTAGGTAATATAAATGTTGATGTAGTCACAGACGCATTAAAATATTCAACACAAAGAATAATGGGACCTAGTTATATGATGGCAGGTTTTGGTGATGGTGGTGCATGTCATCCAAGAGATAATATTGCCTTACGTCATATGGCGAAAAGATTAAATCTAGGTTATGACTTGTTTGATAGTATTATGAAAGTAAGAGAACAACAAGCATATAATATGGCACGATATGTTATGCAGTATCAAATGCCTGTAGTAATATTAGGTAAGGCATTTAAACCAGGTATAGATCAGACAATAGGTAGTCCTTCTATGTTAGTAGGTTGGTATATAGAAAATTTAGATGATAGTATGAAAGTCTATTATGATGAGACACCAGATGAAGGTGCATATACTTATCTAATACATGATAAAGAATTAATGCCAGAAAAGTTTAATCCAGGTAGTTGTATCATTGATCCGTATAGAACACTCAAACATTCAGACGCAACCAAACATTGTGTAATAAAACATTACGGAAATACAAGAAGCGAAAAAATAAATTATTAAACTTTTGTTAAATTTTCTTTACGAAGAATAGATATTGTTGAATAACCATATACAGGAGTTAACATGTTCAAGTTTATTCTAGCGGCATTAGTGTTCATATCTTTTAATGCTAACGCCAGAGATTATATTTCAGTTGTGGGTTCCTCCACAGTTTATCCATTCGCAACATTAGTAGCAGAAAAATTAGCAAGTGAAGGTACAATCAAATCACCTATTATTGAATCAACAGGTTCAGGTGGCGGTCACAAATTATTTTGTGCTGGTATAGGTGTTGAACACCCAGACATTACTAATTCAAGTAGGGCACAAAAAGCAAAAGAATTTAAATTATGCCAAGAAAATGGTGTAACAGATATTATTGAAATCATTGTAGGTAACGATGGTATCGCATTTGCTTATAATAATGAATATGAGTGGAAATACACAAATGGTGCTACCATGAAAGGTGGTATCAATTTAACGAAAGAACAAATCTGGCAAGCAATGGCTAGAGATAATAAGAACGCACCAAAGACTTGGTATGAGATTGATAAATCTTTACCTAAGGTAGAAATACAAATCATGGCACCACCACCAACATCAGGAACAAGAGACGCTTTTGATTCCCTAGTGATGAAAAAAGGTTGTGTAAAAGACATGTTAGTAGAAGGTGGTGAATGTAAAAATTATAGAGAAGACGGTCATGTAGTAGAGGGTGGTGAGAATGATGAATTATATGTAGAGTATGTTCATTCTAATCCAGGTGCATTTGGTATCTTTGGTTATTCATTCTTAGCAAACAATCAGGACAAGATTGCCGCTTCTAAAATAAACGGAGTAGAGATTGGTTTAGATACAATACAATCATATGAATATCCAATCGCAAGACCATTATTCTTCTATGTTAAGAAACAACATGTTGGTATAATACCAGGTATTGAAACATACATGGCAGAATTTATTTCTGAGGAAGCAGTTGAGGGTTATCTGGCAGAGGCAGGTCTAGTACCACTAGATGAGGCCACTACTGAACAAATGAAATCAACAGTTGAAAACCTAGAAACTTACTCACAATAATTAGAACAAAATAAGAACAAAAGGGGGTGTGCAGATTGTCGCACCCTCTTAAACCCTTGAAATATAAGGGTTTTTTCTTTCATTTTTTTTACTTTTTTCCTTGACTTCAGACCTCTTTCCGTGTAGTGTATAACTATATTATGAAAAACGAGGTTAATAAAATGACTAAATCAGATACTTTTTTAATGTTATTCGCATTTGTAATAATGTTAGGTTTTATCGACATCCTATGGTTGTTTGGTGTTGAGAACTCAAAAGAATATACTTGGTGGTATGTTCTTCATATGTTAGGGGGCAAATAATATTATGGCATTTCATGTAGTTTATTCTAGACACTATTGGGATCGTGAACCAGGTCAATATGGTATATTTGATAATTCATGGACAATTTACAGAAACGTTCCGTATTCTGAATTGTTTAAAATGAAAGACGCAATTCCTTCTCTTAAAGAAAATGCAGATCAAGTTTATGCAGACTATGAGAGTAAGAAAGATTATAAAGTTGATCCTGATCAGTTTCATTCATCAGAAGTTTTTATCGTAGATGATGAAGAATATTTTTGGACTTATGATGATGAGTTTGGTAATGACGGTACTCCGTATTCTGATAAAAGTTATTACCACGACTATGGTCAGAACATACCATTTATGTTATTGAAAGATTTTAACGAGAAAAAGGAGACTATGCAATGATAGACTATTTAACATTTATTGAAGAATTGAAAAAGATTAGAGAAACAAACAATACAAGGTTTGCAGATCCTAGTCAGACTAATAAAGTTATTGATAAAACTGTTGAAAAGTATGAAAACATGGTCAATGAGTTTGAAAAAGATAGAGAGAGAATAGAAAATATATGGGATAGTCAAGAAAATCAACAAAAATTAACCCTTGACAACGCAATGAAATCCTGATAGTATTAACGAGTATGGCTATTATTTACACAAGTTTTAAGA